GGCACCAGCCAAGCGGCTATGCGCAAGATTGCTCAGAACGTGGGAATGGTGAAAGGCACTTATCATCAGCTGATAAGCTGGATTGAGTATAAAGGCCGACCATTGGTAAAGGTGCCGCCATTGAAGGGGCCCGTGAAGCAGCGGGTTAAGCGGGATGCTGAGTATTTCAATCGCATGTTTAATTGGACTGGCCGAACCAACGAAGATAAGCGGGATGCGGCCCTAATTGGGTGGGTGCATTTGAGATAGTCTTGATTGGATAACCTTGCAAGGGTGTGATCTTTGGAGCTTCGCAAAGTTGCTTAAGGTTAGTATTTTGATACACTCCCCAAGGCAATCAAACGGACATTTACCATGTCGCACTTCACTGATGAGCAGCTAGAATGCTGGCTCGACTCTTGGGCAAAATGGGTTCGCGGAGGTTGCAGTATCGCGGCCCTTGGTTATCAATCTACGTCTATCGATCAGACGTTCATTCAGAGCAACCGCTCTCCACACACAGCAGTAAGTGATCACGATCTTGAGCAGAACATTGAAAAAGCTGTTTCTTTGTTGGCTGCCAGAGATCGAACCTCGGCCGATGTTGGCCGGATGGAGTATGGTTGTCATAAGTTAAGCCACAACCCGCATTATGATAAGCGCAATCAAAAAAAGAACGCTGAAATCATGGGCTTACATCCAAAGACCTATAGCAGAAAGTTGGCTGATTTTAGGTTGGCAGTTTGGCAAACACTGGCGCTTCTATTGGCAGATAAATTGGCCGCATAAATAATTTCTAAAAAGGTGTTGCATTTGGATAATCCAAAAGGCACACTAATTTCTATGCTGTGGTTTTGTGCGCTTGCATGAATTCACAGAAACGGAGACCTCGGGTTGCTTGATTGCGATTCGGGGTTTTTTTATGCATTTAACAATGTGTTGAGTGTGGATATAAGCGATTCTTTGCCCACTTCGGTGGGCCTTTTTTTATGACTGATATTAGCATCCAAACAATAGCCATGATCATTGGCATGATCGTTAACTTTGCGGGTGTTATATGGGGAATGGGTCGCATCCAAGGTCAGGTGACAGTGAAACTAACTGAGCACCAAGAAAAGCATATTCGTCACGAGGCTCGACTTGATGAGCATTCAAGTATTCTTCGTGACCATGGCGAGAAGATCGCCTACCTTAAAGCCAAAGCCCCAAAGTAGTTATGTATAAGTGTCAGTTTTTCGATATTAAAGAGCTGGTTTCGTCCAGAGTCTTTGATGATCGAGGCCAGAAAGCATGGGCATTGCTTGATGAACGTGCACTGAAGACACTGGATAAACTCAGAGAAGTATTCGGTCCAGTAACGATAAACGACTGGTCATGGGGTGGAAGCAATGAATTTCGCGGATATCGTGAGCCTGATTGCAGGATTGGTGCTAAGTATTCTCAGCATCGTTTTGGTCGTGCTTTTGATTGTATCTTTCGGGATATTTCTGCTGATGAAGTGCGTGAGTACATTCTGCAAAACCCAGGCGAATTTCCTTATATAACATCAATCGAAATGAATGTGTCTTGGTTGCACTTTGATGTGCGCAACTATGGCCCAGGCATTCTCAAATTTAATCCATAGGTGGAACCATGAAAAACGTATTGATTGCACTGGTAGCAATGGCTGCTGGTGTTTTTGCTGTGCCTGCTTTATCTGCTGAGTTCTCAGTGGGTGATCTTATCAACGCCTACAATGAAGGCTCTGTGACTGATTACATTGTACTGGTGGTGATTGAAAAGATTGCGGCCAATCCTGTGGTTTCACTGGTGTTAATGGGGTTATCTGCATCGATGCCGTTGATTGGATTCATTGCCAACCGAACCAAGAACCCCATTGATAATGCGCTATTGATCTTCTTAAACAAGGTATTGCAGACGTTATCGTTTAACACCTCGCTGAATCAACCGGACGTGCTGAGTTGGAAAGATATGCTGACCAATAACCCTAAGTACTGGGCAGCAATGATTGAGTCCAAGGCGATTAAAGAAAAGAACCGGCTGGTAGATCGGGTCCTTTCCAGCGGTTTGTAACTTTGCGGGTATTCGGCCTCGCAAATAGTAAGTAAATACCACTCACACCAATTGATAGGTTGTTGTTTAGTTATGCCACTAAAACCCTGTAACCATGTGGGCTGTAGCAAACTAATACAACAACCTGCGACCCGTTGTGAGAAGCACCAGCAGTTGTTGAATAAGCAAAAGGATTCAACAAGAAAGAACAGTAACCAGCGTGGCTACAACTACAAATGGCGCAAGGCTCGGACCACGTTTCTTCAGAGTCACCCATTGTGTGCTCATTGCATGCGCGATGGATTAACTGAAGAAGCAACAGTGGTCGACCACATTGAACCACATCGTGGTGATATGACGCTGTTCTGGAACACGGCCAACTGGCAGCCCCTATGTAAACGATGCCATGACCGTAAGACTGCCACTGAAGATGGTGGTTTTACTGGCTATGAATAGGGGGGGCGGGTCAAATCTCTACAACCTTTCGCATTGGAGACCGAGCCCTCAATGAAATTTTTTTACCCGCGAAATTAGAAAAAAATCAGGTTTGACAAATGGCCAGAGGTAGGAAGCCAAAGCCCACGGCTCAAAAGAAGCTGGCGGGTAATCCTGGTAAGCGGGCACTGCCTGAAAATGAATTGCAGTTCGATCCGATTAATGACGTTGATGCCCCAGCACACTTGGACGAACTTGCAACAGAGTGCTGGAATACCTATGCACCTCTTTTGTGTGGCCAGAGTGTACTTTGCATAACTGATCTACATAACCTTGAGATATTTTGTTGTGCCTATTCTGGATATCGTCAATCAATGGCAGAAGCGCGGGGGCAGATTACGGTCTATCAAGACAATGGCACCACGAAAAAGAATCCTGCGCTGAGTGCTGCCAATGAATTTGCAAATCAGATGCGAAGCTTTGGTGCGTTACTTGGTTTAAGTCCCGCTGATCGCAGCAAAATAATGACTCCTAAATCGAAAGAGGACGACAACCCATTCGGTAAATTGCTGGAGATGATGAAGGGGTAGAGGTATTACATGGCCGCTTTCCCTCATGTTAACGCAGCTAATAAGTATGCGCGTGACATTGTTAGCGGCAAGATTCCAGCTTGCAATTGGGTCAAACTGGTTTGTCAGAATCATTTAGATGATTTAGCTGTTAAGGCTAAGGACTTTCCTTACTACTTCAGTAAAGAAAGTGCGGAGGCTTGCATTCTTTTTGTTGAGGCGTTGCCTCATACCAAGGGTGAATGGGCTCGATTAAAGAAGCGCCTAGAGCTGGAACCTTGGCAAAAGTTTATATTTTCATGCGTATTTGGTTGGAAAAGGAAAAAAGATAAGACTCGAAGATATCGCGAGGTTTATTGTGAGGTTCCGCGTAAGAACGGCAAATCGGTAGTTGCATCCGGTATTGGTAATCTGATGTTTACCATAGACGGTGAGTTTGGCGCAGAAGTCTATTCGATAGCGACAAATGAGAAACAAGCATGGGAGGTATTCAAGCCAGCCAAGTTAATGGTCGAGAAGACCCCTCAACTTAAAACCATGTTTGGCATCGAGGTTAACGCCTCAAACATGAATCGACCTGCTGACGGTGCGAAGTTTGAACCGTTGATCGGTAACCCAGGCGATGGAGCCTCACCTTCATGTGCGATTATCGATGAATACCATGAGCATAAAACCAGTGATGGTTATGACACCATGGTTACAGGTATGGGTGCCCGTGAACAACCGCTATTGCTAATCATAACAACAGCGGGAAGCAATATTGCTGGTCCGTGTTATGACAAGCGAAAGGAAGTAATCGATAAGCTTAACGGCACTAAGTCCTACGATGATCTGTGGGGGATTATTTACACCATAGATAAGGAGGATGATTGGGATAAGCCTGAAGCGTTACAGATGGCTAACCCTAACTTTGGTGTTTCTGTTAAGGCTGACTTTCTATTACAGCAGCAGGCTAATGCAAAGCAGAATCCAGCTAAGCAAAACATATTTAAAACCAAGCATTTGAATGTTTGGGTGGCCGCTAAGTCGGCATGGTTGAATTTAACTAGCTGGAATAAGTGCGCGGATCCAAGCCTTGATATCAATGATTTCAAGGATGACGAGTGTTATCACGTTGTTGATTTGGCACATAAAATTGATATTTGTGCATCATGCAGACTCTATCGTCGCGTGATAGATGGTCAAATACATTACTACTTCTTTCCTAAGTTTTATTTGCCTGAGAAAACGATATTTGAAGGCAAGGAGAAGAACAACCTAGGAAAGTATCAAAGCTGGCTCAACGCTGGCTACTTGGAATCACTAGGTAACTACGAAATAGATTTCGATTTATTGGAGTCTGATATTGAAATGGATTGTGAAGATCAAAATCTTCAGGAATCTATTTTTGACCCTTACCACGCTGCGCAGCTTGCTCAGCGCTTGGAGAAGAAGGGGTTGCCAGTAGTTGAATTTAGAAACACGGTGCCAGTTATGTCACCGGCAAG